CTTCTTATATATAATCTCTCCCTTACCATTCATCATATTACCAATCCATATATCTTCTGAATCAGTAAGAATATTGGAAACGAGATATTTTATAAAGTCTTCTCTATCAAATCTTTTAGCAACCTTTTCAAATGTCCATCTATCCTTACGAGACAGATAAGAAGACTCACTGACTTTCATCTTTCCGTTGTATCGGAAGTAGTCGTAGTTCTTTTGTCTGAAATGATTGGTTACTGCTAGATATGTTTGATACGCTTCAAATCCATTCATATTGGTAGTTTAGCGACTTTAGGAAGATAGTTCAAATCTTGTGCTTCCGCTTCAATCTTTGATTTGACTACTGCACTCAGTAACTTAGCCGCTACCTCAATCTCCATATTTTCCATTTCACAGTAGTGGACAACCGCTTCCATATACGGAATACGCTTCTCCTTTACTAATTCTTCTATCATAGTAGAAAACTTTGCTGTTGTCAATACCTCAAGCGCCATTACCAAATACCTTATTATGTGTGTTGTTTACTCGCACGAATGTTGTGCATTTTGACAAGTCTTTGATTCGTCTTGCTCCTGAGTAGGTGCAAGCAGAACGGAGTCCGCCGAGGATATCTTGAATAGTAGCATTAACTGCGCCTCTGTAGGGAATAGAGACTTCTTTTCCTTCTGCGGCTCTGTAGTCTTTGAGCCCTCCGAAATGTTTGTCATTTGCTGTCTCCGATGACATTCCATAGAATTTTACTTTACCATCTTCTACTTCACCACCACCTTCATCATGACCAGCAAGCATACCACCAAGCATTACAAAGTCAGCACCGCCCCCAAACGCTTTAGCAACATCTCCAGCAGAGGTGCATCCGCCATCTGCAATAATATGGCCACCAAGACCATGAGCAGAGTCAGCGCACTCAATAACAGCACTAAGTTGAGGATAACCAACGCCAGTTTTGATACGAGTTGTGCAAACGCTCCCAGGCCCGATGCCAACTTTAACAATGTCTGCTCCATTTAGAATTAACTCCTGTGTCATATCTGCTGTTACAACATTACCAGCAATGATTACTAAGTTTGGGTGATTCAATCGTAACTGATAGATGAAGTTACTGAATGCTTCTGTGTATCCGTTTGCTACATCTACACATAGAATTTTAATCTTACCATCTGTAAGTTCTTGCACATTGCAGAACTTCTCATAATCAATATCTGTAGAACCAATAGACATTGCAACATAGTTTGTTCTTTCCCAATGAATAGGGTCTGTCGTATCATAGTATTCTACAAGTTCATTAACCGAATATGTCTTTTTAAGACAAGTCATCATACCATGTTTGATTAGAGCATCAGCCATTTCAAATGTTCCGACACCATCCATATTAGCGGCGATGATAGGAACACCCTTAAAACCACATGGTCTAACATTATCAGGAAATCTATCTTCTCTATAGTTTCTGAATGTAAACTTTCTCTCCAAATCTACTTCTCTGCGAGACTTGAGTGTAGAGCGTTTTGGTTTAATCAGAACATCACTATAGTCAAGTTTAATCTCATTCTCAATTTGCATCTTCCCACCTGTAAAAAATATGGTCTTCAATTCGTGCAGTTCGTGTTTTCGTCTGCGCCCATGCTGGTGTTACATAGTAAGCATGATAATGTGTAGCACCTTCTGTGTAATCAATTAGATACTCATACTTTAATATGAATGCTTTTGCAAGCCATGAGATATCTTCATATACTTTAGCGTCTTGTTCAGGCACAACATCTGCTTTACCATCACAATACCATGAGAACTGACAACGATGTTTCACTGGAAATGAAATAGATGGGTCTCTCCAACTCTTTCTAGTCGGCCCTTCATAGACGACTTCACAGATAGTGTTTGGAAATCGACTATCCTTTACACGATTCATCACGACATGAGCAATAGCAAGATGCGCTACCCTCGTCTGATTTCGTGCTTCCCAATAAATGTTATCAGCAAGACAAGTCGCCTCATCCGCATACGCTGGAAAAGACAACAGAACGCTTAGTGCGATAAGTAACTTTCTCATGTTGTTAATATACACAAAAGTGTGCTGTTTGTCAATACACTTTTATCTTTTTTCCAATAACATCTTCAGAAACAGTTTTAGGTAGACAGTATGCGGTTGCTCTGTCTTTCGGGTCCATCCACTCTATGACACCATAGTTACCATATCTCTTCACTAGACGACTTGCATAGTAGTTGCACTCATTGATATCATAGAAATACATATCTTGTGATACCAAGCGTCTTTCTTCACCTGTGCCTAGGTAAACCATTAAAAGAAATACATGAATGAGTTCCATTAAAGGAGACCATTCTTAGCCGCATACAAAAACCATACTGTTCCAGCAAGCAATAATCCCATCACTATTACAGCGGCAAGTCCACCAACAATCTCTATAAACTTTTGTCTTCTCTTAGCCTGCTTATAGATTGTCTCTTGCCTCTCTTTTCTGATTCGGCCCTCCATCTTGATTAATTCATCCCAAGCAGAGGCTCCCATCGTATATTGTATAAAGGTTTTAAGGTCATCTCTCTGTTGCTCGGCTTTCTTCTTAGCGGCAAACAGTTGAATGGCCTCTTCTTCTACAGAACCAGAGAACATGAGTTTTTTGAATATTGGTGGATTTTGGGCTTGCTTTTCTGCTTCAGTGATATCAGAGATAGCAGACATCCAGCGTGACAAGTCGCCTGCCATGGATTCGATATCTCTACCGATTTCAAAACCTTTGCGAATGGCGGCGAATGCACTGGAAGCCGTGGCGGCAGCCGTAATCGGGTCTATCATTTCTAATCCTCTCTCATGATTATAATGATATAAGTAGACTATTTATTAATCAACATATCCCATAACTTTACTCCAATCCAGACCCCAATATTCACATATACCTCTTAGTTCTTGATTTTCAAGCATATCAGTTCTTAACACATTCAGATTAATAACCATTCTTTCCCAAGGTCCTTTGGTATGTCTCATCACTCTGTGCTTCATATGACAAGGAAATTCAAGCAATCTATTTTGCTTAGATTCGACTATTGTTCCATCTTCAAGTTCTGTGTATCCATCATTATCTTCTGATAAGTAAAACACAGCAGTTGTTACAACATTCTTCCATTCTTCATGGAAATGTGCATAACAGTCATCAAAGTCTGTATGCCACCCACCTAGTCTCATTTCAGGGTCAGTTGTCTGTGTAGTGAGATTTACTTTAGCCTTGATAACAGTGTGTGTATACATCTTTGCTAAAATTGGAGCAATCGTGTAAAATTTTGGACTTATAAAGAAACTGTTGGACATATAAAGCATATGAGCCAACATTGGTTTATTGTCTTGAGACTTATCTTGACTATGAAGATATGTCCATGTAAAGTCGCCATCTCCAGCATCATTAATATTATTATATACCCAATCAAATATTTCTGGATGTAAAAAGTTATCAGTTATTTTTACATTGTTATCATAAGACATCAACATCTCCATTATGAATATTCACTGTGATTATTTAGTTGTCAATTTGCTAGAGGATTATCCAGTGACCTTTGCAGTTTCTTAGACAATCTATCATCAAGTTCTTTCAATTCTCTTTCGACTTTTGCTTCCAAGTCATCCATTCTTGATGTGCTTGATTCGGAAAGACGATTTGCTTTCTCATCATAGTCGTTCTGAAGTGCATCTCTCTTGTTCTCAAAACGCTCTTCTGCATTTTGAATAATCGCACGAACCTCACTCTCAGTTTCTCTAACTTTATCTTCTACTCTATCTACTGTCTTTTCAATAGACAGAATATCATCCCTCAAATCACCCTTAATGTCTCTAGTATAGTCAACTGCTTCTTCAAGTTTTGTTTCGATAATCTGCATACGATTGTCATAGTCAGCAATCTTTTCTTCATACTCTTGCTGTTGGTCGACAAATGCGATTGCTTCCTCAACCTTTTGATACATGAGAAAACCGCCGTATAAAGCACCAATAATGGAGCCTAGAAGCGCAAGGAGCGCCGATACCGACATAAAGGTGACTTTGATACCAAGAATACGAAACTCTTTATTTTTAAGATTTTCGATACCTTCTTCTACATTTTCAAGTTCTTGTGCTAAATCTTTATCAGACATTTTTGGACTCCAGATGATTTTCTATCACTGGCTTCCATTCCCACTTAGGCACAACACTCCAATACTCTTGTGGAGTGGTGATTGTTTCTGCCCATTTTTGATTGATTACACGATATTCAAAGTATAGGTATGTTACCCATGTCAACGCTAGTGCTACTAATATACCACATCCAAGCATATATAATTTTTGTGCTTTTGTGAAGTAATGGTCTTCATTCCATTCACTCATTTCCTCTCTCCCACTCTCTCTAACCTGTCTCTACTCAGGATTATTTTGTAGACTTCTTAATCTCCTCAGTTCCTCTTCAAGTTTCATCACCTCAAGTCTTTTCTTCTTCAACTCAAGTTGATATAGCGTATTACAATTGATTCTTTCTTTTGGACCGTCTAGTGGTATGATAACTCTTGCATAGACACCAATGTCTCTTGATGAATTTCCTATTGTGTTACTATTGCTATCAAAAGGACTTTGATAATTGTCTATGATACCAGTCA